GGGAACGGTCCACAGGTATCGAACCGGAGGAATTGCGTCAGTGATGCCAGTTCCAGTTGTCGGCTTGCCCTGACCAGAATCGTCTTCCGCTTGGATTTCCAAGCTGCCCTGACGATTGAGAATCTGCAACGCCGTCACCGAATCATAGGTGATCGCTGGGCAACTGTAGGTCAGCACTGCCGAGCCGTTGGTAATGGTGGAGCTGAGCGGGATATAGAGCTTGCCGCCAGCGCGATCCACAACGAAGTCGCCGCTGTAGCCTTCCACGAACGGTCCAACCGGCGTGGTGATGGATGCGTTGTATAGGCCGTATTTCCCAATGTCAAGCGTACCGCCTTTAAGCGTAGCTGCCATCGTGAACGCGAACGTTGAGCCGGTCGCGGCGGATTGCACGAAATTGGGGTTGACTGTTGCGTTCCATGCGAACATCAGCGACGGGCTGACGTATTCGTCAATCGTAATGTCCCAGACCGGCTGTGATGCGTAGGCATCGAAACGGTCAAGGATTTGGACTCCGTGACGCGCAGAGAAGTGTTCTTTGCGCTTGATGCCAAAGACGATCTTGAACATTTCGATGTTGCCAAGATCGACGCCTTGGGTTGCGTTCAGCGGTGTAAAGTAGCCTCGTCCAGAGAGGCGTTCTTTTGAATAAGGATTGGAATAATCCATTTGCTTACCTCCTATTTGTTATGTTTTTGCCTCTTGCTTTTTGTGTTCCGCTTTGGGCGAGGCTTGATGCTCAAAGTGGAAAGTGTTTGGCTCGCTTTTGTCGGAATAGCTCGCTATCCCGCCGCCGCCGTCAAAATTGACTGAAGCTTCGTCGGCATTAAAAACCTGCCTGATTGTAGCTTCGTGGCTTTTGCCGTCTGGCCCGACGTAAGTGACCTTTTGGCCGACTGCTAGATATGGATGGTTCATGGTTTTATGCTACTGCTTTCTTGGATAGGTCGAACGTCCCGCCTCCGGTCAGTCCGATGGTTGATGTGTCCAGTTTGAACAGGACAGGTTGGAAAGTTACGGGGGTTGACAACGAAATAATGCTGAGGCTAGCTGGTGCGCCAATCTCGTCGCAAGTGAGGAGGTACTGCAAAGTGGTGTTGGCTGGCGCACCCGTGATGTAGTCTGTGCGAACCATGTCAACGAACTGATCGCCGTTTGTGTTCTCAAGCTGACCGGCCACGAGCATCAGGTTGGCGACACGCGAAGCGATCAGCAGCCCTGTCTCCCGATTCTTCATGGGCGTTGCGCTCATGTCGTAGATCAACGTCGGATCGGTATTGTCGATGGCTACAAGGGTGAGGGTCATTGGCACGCCATCCACAGACAAAGTGCTTATATCGTTCCAAGTGCCGTAGCAGCGGCAAATGGATTGCACTGCGGGATTCGCTGGCACGATTGTTTGCGGCTGGTTGGTCGGCGACCACAAGCTCGCCAGAAGAATCTGCTGCGCCGCAGCCAAGGTAGCCGTCCCGACGCTGTAACCGGCACTGTTCCAGTTCGCGGAGTTGGTTGAATCGTACACGATCATTTGTTCAGCTCCGGCTGGCGGTGTCGAGTCGATTCTGAACACCGCGAAAGTCGAGCTGGGCTGCGTTATCCCGCTGGCAGTGGGACTTCCGGCAACGCCGTTGGCGATCCAGAGATACACCACGTTTGCAAGAACAGTGCCTTGTTGCAGCGGAACTGTAAAAATCATGCTTCAATTAGCCAGTATTCAAGTGTTGGTGTGCCGGAAACGCATTTTGCGTTAATCGCTGAACTGTTAGCGTAGCCTATGGCAATTCCTCCCGGTGGGAGACTCTGGTAATCAGTAGTTCCTACCGAGAACTGCGCGTTGGCGGTAGCGTCCTTGTTACGCATAAAGAAGAATCCGATGGTGCCAATCGCGCCTTTTGGTAAGGCGGCGGGAGTTGTGCTCAACGTCGCTGCGTCATGGACGGAATGCGATCCAGTGACGGTTTCATTGACAATCCCTACAGCAAGCGAGTCGTTGTATACTCCCTTTATGTAAGTGATCGACGGTAGGTTGATGGTGATTTCGTTTGCCATTGTTTTGTTCTTTCTACGGTTTAACTACTTCGATTGTTCCTGAGATTGTGCGGAGATGCGGTGCGCCGGTTGCGCTGCTTAATGTCCACGTCAATACGAGGTCATTGGAACTACTGATGGTGTCAACTGTTATGGCTGTCGCGCCTGAGTTGTCGGCATGGACAGTTTCGACACCTGTCGCGGACGTAGTTCTTTCGATGTATCGCTGCTCAGCTACCGCCGTTCCGAATGATCCAGCTGTTCGTATTGTCACCGATGCGTCCAGCACCCAAGCACGGTTCGTGTTGGCTGTTGTGCTGCTCGTAAAGGTCGGGACCGATATGATCCGTGTCCCGCCGACGCCGCCCCACCTGATTGAAGGTGTAAAGGTAATAGCGGCAGTGCCGTTGTCTGCGTTGCCCGAAGCGTGAATCCGAAATGTCGTTCCAGCCGCCGCTGATCCCGCAGGGACGGTGTAAGCCTGATGCACCGTCTCAGCCGTGGCAGTTTGATCGACAGTGCTTACGATTGACGTTCGTCCGCCGAATCCGACTCGCGTGACCGCAAAGGATTCGGTTGCTCCGCCATCGTTTGAAAAACGAATCTTTCCCGGCGTGTCAATGACGATGTTTCGCGTCCCGGTTCCCGGTCCCTTTAATTCAAGGTCGCCGGAACTGACGATTCCAGAAGCCGCGAAGCCGGAACTGTAAAGCGCGAGTTTCGCTAAACTCTCGTCGTTGATGAAAGTAGTCTGAGTTTGAGCAGCGTTGCCGCTGCTCTGGTTCTGTATAGTGATGCCGACCGCGTTGCTGTTCTGCGTGTCCTGTGTCGTTAGAGTCGATCCTGATACTATCCAGCGTGAGTCGGTTAGTGTTTTGCCGCTGGTGTCGCCCCATGTTGGTACAGCCGAAGTAGTAGTCGGAAACGCGCCCGTTACACCACCGCCTGTTGGTCCACTGCCCACAACCAGCGTTCCGTTTCCGCCAGTGGTCGTGACGTAGCCGTTAGTGGTCAGGTTTGGAATCCGCAGACTTGAGGTGCCCCAATCCACGAGAACCGTGCTGCCATCCGGCGCGTAAATCTGCCGCTGGTTCACGTCGAGCGATTTGTAATTGCCAGCGTCGTAAAACGCGGACAGAACTTCAAAGTTGGTGGTGCCGCCCGCCGCAAACGAAAACACTTGCGTTCCGTTCAGCGTCATTATGCCGTTGCCAAAATCCCATTGAGCTGAGCCGAAGTGGTCGCCGATCACCGGATCGTAGATTGTGTAGGTGTTGTGCCATTTGCTTGAACTGGAATCGTAAGTCAGCACTTGCGAGTTTTGTGGCGACACAATGCTAACGTCGGTCATTCCGCTAAGAGCGGTAACAGGCGGTCGCGGTGCTTGGGCGAAAGCCGCGTAAATCGACAATAGAAGCAAAGTTACGACTCGTTTCATGCGAGAGTGATTGGTGCGCTAAACTGCACGTTGTAAGTCAGGATCGGATGCTCTGACACTAATAGGTAGGGAGTCTCCTGCGCTTCAATCCGTGATATGCGCTGGCCGGTTGGCGACCAAAGGTGCAAGCGCAAAAGGCAGAACTGCACAAGATCAAGGCTGGGAATCTGCGTTCCTTGCGCTCCGCGATTAACGACGACGTTTTCCTGTATCTGGATTTCAATCGGGCAGTGGAGCGACATGGGGTAAATTCCCATCTTAACAAGCTTGCCGCCGCCGGGAGTCATAACGATTCCGATGATTCCCAGAGTGCCTACCGTCTTGGCAATCGCGTTCGCCAGATCGCCTATGTCTTCGGTGATCCAGTTGACTTTGCCGTTGGCAGGAACGAGCGAAGGCACGTCAGGCACGGCTTCGGTCAGACGACCGATCACCGCCTGTTGAAGATTGGTAAAGATGTTCATTCTGCGGCTAATTCTTCGACCTCTGCGACAATTTCCTGCGACACAAGCGCAGCACTCTCAGGCGACTCAATCTCGGTTCGGAAGGGTGCGCGTGCTGGAATGGTGACGCTCTTTGTCCGCACCCATTTGCCAAGCACCATGAACTGCAAAAATGGAGCGCGTTTTGCGCTAATTACTGCTCCGTATTCGTGGACCGGCGCATAAATCACGTCGCTACCAATGATTCCAGTGACCCTCCCGCCGCCGATCACCGAGCGAGCGTAAACTGATGATTGCAGGTCACCTGTCAGCTCGCCCAGCTTGTGCTGACTCGGTGGGAATGGCCCAGCTCCACTGAGGCGACGCTCGATTAAATTCTCCCTGATCGTCTCCAATGCGCGATCTAAGCCACGCTGGACCGCGCTCGGAACGCCACGCGGCATGTCGTAGAGCTTTTTCAGATACGCGATGCTAGGCGCGGGAATTGTTACTTTGATCTCAAAGGGCATGTTATCCTTGATACTGGTCAGCGGTAGCTGGCATCGACACGCAACTACAGTTTATTACGTCCTCTGGGCTTCCATCTGGATCGTGCGGGAACATCAGCGGCGGACTGCCGACTGGAAACGGCTCATCAAACGGCACTACTAAGCCATCAATGGCAAGATGATCCTCACGCGGCACTCGGCTTCCGCCATGAATCCATTGCTTGAACTCCACGCCAGCGGATCGAGCGGCAGCGTTGGTAGCGTAATTAAAGGCTGCGCTTGTCTCCGTGTCGGCGATCACTTCCGCTGTGCCGCTCTCGATGTCGTCAAATGCTTGGCTAATCCTGTCGCTCAATTCGGCGAGCGATTCCCCGGCACTGAGTCCCTGAGATAATTCGTCCGTGATCCGCTGATAAAGTTCTTCCGGCAGGCCCGACAACAGATCGGCGCGATTGGCAATGAAATCGAGGACGTCTTGCGACGGCATCGTAAATGGCTCGGCTCCAAGTGTCTCAATGGTGCTGTCTGCTGCCGTTTGGAGCATGTCAGGCAGTTCGCCGTAGAGCATCGACTGTAAATCCTGCGCCAGTTCGCCGGGATCGAACCCGGTCCGCGATGCGCCGGGGTGGTCTTGGCCTTGGAGCGGTTTATGGGCGTGATGATAGCGATGCAACTTTCGGAGCGTTTCGTGCTTTGCGAAGTTGAGCACACGCGAAAGCGACTTCTTAAACTGCGCCTTCATCTGCTTCTGGACCTGCTCATGCTTTGGCGGCGCGTTCTGACAAACCACGCGCAGAGCGATTCCTTCCGGTAGCCGCAGCGCGTTGAGACTGAAAATGATCCGTGGCTTTGTCATGGTGTCACCGGATTGGTAATCATGTCGATCTTGACTTGGCTACCCCATTTCCCGAACTGCTCCGACGTCGGTGGTACGTCGGCTTGCGTGATCGTGACTTTCTCGTTTGAAATGTCGAGTAAGTGCTTGTAGGCAATGTCGCGCTCGTCCTGCCTGATCTTGGTGAGCAGCGTTCCAGTTGGCTCCTGCGCCAGATACTTCGCCCTTGCGATGGCGATCACATCATCGACGCACTCAGGCGGCACGGCTGGCGCAGGTTCCAAGATGTTTCCACCGCCCGCCACATATCCGCGCACTGTGGCGGAAGCATTGAGAACACAGGTATCAATGTCCTGCAACGGCGACACGCTCGCCATGATCGTTGTTTCGGTATCGAGAAGCTGAATGTCGTCGCCGGTTAGAATCTTCCAATTCATTTGACCGTTCCTTTCTGAAAAACTCCCATGTCCCAGCCGCCTTGGGATTGGTCGGCGTGAATGTGCTCCAAGAAAATCCACCCTTTGCGCTTTCCGGTGAGTAGCCCAAGGTCGTAACACGCGCCGTAAACGTCCACGCCGTCTGGACAATGCGGCTGCGCCTGACCGATCTGTTCTTTGCCGAAATCGTGGAACATCACGATCGTTCCCGGCACCGAGAAACCTTCTATCGCCACGAAATCCTGACGCACACACGGTTTGCCGTGGCACCCGTCGATCAACGCGAACTGAATCTGATCCTGCCAGTGCTCAACAAGGAAGCTCTGGCTGTCCTTGAAATAGACCGTGACGGCTTCCCATGCCGGATGAACGATTGAGCAGTTGGGAAAGACGAACTGCACTGGCACGTCGCGCTGTGCGCAAACCTCTTGTGTGCGGCCAAGGTTAAACGAGTAGCCGTTGGGCAGTTCCACTCCGACTGCTCGCCATTTCTTTCCAGAATCCTTGAGCGTCCTCGCAATCGCGCTCAATGTCGTGCCTTCAGCTACGCCGACTTCGACGTAGGTGATTTCTTCGTGCTCGTTTGCGACCGTCTTTGCCAGCCCAAGCACTTTTTCTTCCATTCCATTCATGCCAAACCCCAGAGTCATGCTGCTACTTCCTTTGTCTTGGCTTCGCGAATTAACTGCTCGTTAAGGATGCCCATTGCGAACTCAGCGACTTCTTCTGGGAACGTTCTGAACAGCTCCAAGCAGCCCGAATCACATGAAGCCCGAAAATCGGGAGGGAGACAATGGCAACCGGCGCAACCCAAGGCTTTCTTCCGATAGGACACTACTTCGGGTATATGGACATAAATCCTCTCGGTAGTAGCTCCTTGGATTGCGATGGTTGGTGTGCCGATGGTTCCAGAAAGATGCGCTGGACCGCTGTCATTGCCGATCACAAGACGCGCTGATTGGATCGCTGCTGCAATGTAGTTCCAACTTCGCCCGACGATGCAGTGGAAAGGC